AATACCAAGAACTTCGAGCATCTGCCGGTGCAGCTTGCCAAGATCGTACAGATGGGGCGCTTGCTGAGCGAGCTGAAGAGCCGCTTGATACTGAACGACGCGTTGCGCCATTGTTGCAGCGTTGGGGTCTGACACGGGCACGATGTCCACGGTTTTGTCAAAGTCATCAACGCGGCTGAACTCACCCTCAATCTGGTAGTCGTAGTCCGGCGACATGAAATCATGGATGATGCCACCGATGAGACGGAGCTCTCTTTTCAAAGACGCATGGAGTCGCGCCTGAACACCGGTCATGACCTTCATCGAACGCTCAAGCAGCGCAAGTGTTGTCCCAACCGGAGCTTCCGGGTTCATGTTGCCAACTTGAACGTCTGCAACCGAGCCGATCCGACGACCCTCTTCGACCACGTTGCCAAGCAGCTGATACAGAACAGCCGACGGTTCTTTGTATGGAAGCGGGAACAGCGATTCCCGCAGTGTGCCACCACCAACGTCAACGTCCCGCCACTCGCCGGGCTGAAGCGGGCCAGAGTCACCCTTGATACGCATTCCGCGCGCCTTGAGACCCGCAGGCAAGTTGGACAACGTACCGGCATCGATCAACTGACGCATAATAGATGTCGCTGACTTCGCCAGACCACCAATCATGTGGATCATACCGGTGCCATAAAAGCCCATACCGGGAAGATAGCGATAATGAACAAAGTGCATGCGCTTTGTCTTGCGCACATCATCAGAATACCAATTTCGACGGATCGCAAGGATCTCCCGGGACGACTTGTCGATTGTCACCACGTACGGGCGCGGGATACCTTCGGAATCGTCATACTCTTCCGGCATGTTCATCGTGACGTGCATTTCGAGAATCGTGTGACGGTCATCGTCGTCGATCGACGCCTCTTCACCATTCATCTCGTCGTATTTTTCTTGAATGTCGGAAAACTCTGCCTCGGGTTCGGGCAGGTCAACATCGCGGTAGAAACCATTGGCTTGCAGCTTCATGATCTCGATCGGCGTCTTCTTCATGACATGAGTATAACGCTCACAGGTCATAAGGTCAGAGACGCCGTAAGATACCACAAAATCTTCGGCCGGCACAAACGCCGACACAGCACGCTCAAGCAGCGGGTCGAAATACACCTTCTTAAACGCAGAGCCAGCCAGCGGTAGGCGGAACAACATCTGCTCGGTCTCTTCGCGATACTCGGGCATGTGGTCGGTCAGCTGATAGTTGAGCTCCTGCTCGACGCGCTTGGCCTGATCTGTCTTCTCCGGTGTCAGCTGGCCGATGATCTTGGTCCGCACTGGCCCGGAGGCCGGGAACAGCTCCCCCATGGCCTGCGCTTGGAACCGCACAACGGCTTCTGTCAACATCGGGTGGAACACACCGGACGCACCTTCCCATGGCTGGGTGCGCTCCTCGATCTTCATGCCCAACAGGTCCAGACCCTTGACGTAGGACGTTGCCCAATCGGAACGAGACTGCCGGTCAGACTCGAATGAAGTGACAAGCTCGCTCGCCATTGATCCCAGCACGTCTTCGTCAATAAAGTCAGCTAGGTTCGCATCATGCTCAAGCGCAGCAGAGTCCGCGAGATCGTCAAATTCGTCAAATTCCACGACGAGACTACCATCTTCGTCTTCACCAAGAGGTGTTTCAATCTCGACTTCGATCGCATCCGCGTCGTTTTCGCCGAACATTTCGGCCATATCTTCCGAAGAAAACGGCTCCATTGGTTTTTCGATAGCCATATTATGCTCCCAGCATGATTTCGCTTAGTAATACTCGACTTTGCGTCGATATGGAATCTCTTCTTCCTCTTCGTCAGTCGGGAGACGTAGGAATCCCCCCTGACGGAACCGCATGAGTGCCATGACTGTGGAGTCGACGTGGTCATCGTTTGCCATGAACGGGAAGCCAGCGATCTCTTCGATCACTTCCTCGGCCCACCGGCGCGTGGGTACCCAGCAGATGCCGGAAGAGATAATGTCCGACACCGAGTTGAGACGCGCGAGCTTGTCCCCGCTACCGCGGTGCGGGGTGTATTCCTGCACGGGTACACCGGACCGACGCATCTCCTGATAGAGTGCAACGCCGGCCGACTTCTTTTCAACGATAAACGAGTCGGGCTCCCATATGTCATACTCCTCCGATGCCACTCGCTTGAGCTCCGGGAACTCCAGACGCTGTTTTATCGCATTCAGCAGGATGATGTTGTGCATGTCCTCTTCCTCGTTGAAGAACACGCCCCACGTGGTGATGGATGTATAGTCAGCCCGGTTGTTTGTCTCGGCCGCCGCATCGAGAGACATAATGATGTATTCGCAGGGGGGCGGGTCATCCTTTGTCCATATTCTCCACCACTCGCGCTTCACGATCGCAGCTTCTTCTGCCGTGGGTGTCTGTTGATACTGCGCGTTCCACTGGAACACAGGCATAGAAGCCTTGGTCCTGTGCAGTGCCGTTAGATCAAAGAACTCCGGCCACAGCGCCTTCTCGACCGTCACCTGATTGCCATCATCATCCGTCTTTGTGACTGACAAGATGGCTGGAAACTCGAAAATCTCGTATTGGTCAGCACTCGAGTTATTGGTCATGTCGGCTATCAATCGCCCGATCATGTCCAGCTGGTGCCATCTGGTGTGGACCACGGCCACGGCACCCCCGGGCATCAGGCGTGTTCGCGCGCCGTAGGCAAACCACTCGTAGGCTTTATCAAAAACCCCGTAGTTGCCGTTCAAAACGTCCTGTTCCGAGTGGGGGTCATCGATCAACAGCAGGTGCGCACCGCGGCCGGCGAGTGCCGAACCAACACCAGCAGCGAAGAACTCCCCACCGACGCTCGTGTTCCATCTACCGGCAGACTTGGAGTCCGATGCCAGCGCCACCGTCGGGAAAACCTCACGAAAGTCGTCCGAATTTATGATATTTCGCACCTTTCGACCGAAATCCACAGCCAAATCCGTGGTGTGGGACACCAACATGACCTTGTGGGTCGGGTTTTTGCCGAGATACCAAGCCGCATAATACGTTGACACCAGCATACTCTTACCGTGTCTGGGGGGCACGGATACGCAGATGCGGTCTTTTCGCCGGGCCTCGATATCTTCGAGCAGGTGGGCAAGCTTCTTGTGGTGGTTACCCACCTTATAATCCGGCTGCATGTGGCAGCAGAAGGCAATCAGGTCATTTCGCAGTGTGTCCAGACGTTTCCGCTCTGAGAGGTCGCTGACAAGAGTATCGAGCTCCGAGAGCTCAGCATCGTCCAATTGGTCGATGTTGGCCAACAGCAGATCGATGTCCTCCTGCGCAAACTCCGAAGACGGGTCAATCATCTATGATCTCCGCGTCCTCAATGTCATCAACCTTCGGGGTCACATCTTTAAGGGCGTTCAGTTTATTTCTGAGCTTCTCGCGCAGATCGTCCGTGGTCTGATGTGTCACTGTAACTTCGCTGCGCTCCGTGAACAGACCGACGTCGGTGATCTTACCAAGCAGTTCGAGTGCGCGCAGTCGCACGCGTGGGTCCGGGTTCTCCGTCTCCTCGATCAACTTGTTTGTCACCATGTGCCGAACCTGCACCGCGTCCTTGACGATCGCGTGTCCGAACTTGCTAAGAATCTCCGCAGTCATCCTGAGCGCAGCAGGGGACTGATGCGAAATGCGGGATGGGGTGGCAGCTGCAGATGTCGCCATTGGATCCTTGGCGTACTGGGTGGCCAGCGCAGCCGCCACCTTCTTATCGTCAGCGTTGGGCTCCGAAGACAAACCGTACTGTGAAAGCAGATCAGCGGCCGCAGCTGCAGCCCTCGCCGTCTTGAGCAAGTCCTTTTGGCCCTTCAAGTCATCTTTATCTGGTACCGGGATACCTTCGTCCATGTTTAACCTAATTGCCATGCTTGGCACCTGTCCTGTCAAATGGCAGAAATATACCCCCGTTATATAACGCAAAACCTCTCTGTGTAAACCGGGACCGCCCGGGGGTGGGGTTCTGTATAACACGTTAAATAAGAATAGGGGGTGGGGGGTGCTATTCATGACTGAAACGGTCAGATTTGCGCTGCGTTGGCGTGGAATAGTATGTATATAGAGGGAAGACCTATCGTCACCAGAGGGGGGATGGGGGCCGGTGGGGTCCACGCCGCGTCGCCGGATTCGTTAGGCCCCGCGCCTAAGGCCACAAAACACGCGAAACGGTACGAAACGGCGCTATGGTCGGGACAGCGACCCTATAACGTGCTATATATAACTTACTAGCGCCACAACGGCGTTGGAATAACAATTAGGAAATACTATGACCACTACCCCCAAAAAAACCGATGCCGCCCCAAAAACAAATCGCCCTATCGTCGACGCGTTTAAGGCGATCGAGCTTGCGGATAAGAAGAACCTTAGTGATCGCCTCAAGTCTTTCATAAAGCTGCATGAGGCTGGCGCGACGATTGAAACACTCGGCGCATGGGGCGAACATTTCGCTGACCTGAAAGAAGGCGTGGCGCTCGGATGGCAAGGCGCTGCATTCTGGGCCACGTTTGACGCGACGTCTGACGGCAAGGCGTCAATCATGGGCAAAGTTGTCGACCGCTTCGGCGGGGCCACGTCTGAACGTCGTGAGAAGAACGATTGGGCGCGCGATCTTTCGGGCAAGGTAAGCAAGATTCGAAAGGCCTATGGCGCTTGGCTCGACGATGTTGTCGCTGTGGAAAAGGCGGCTGGATCCGATAGCGCCACGGCCGATGTTGCAGCTGCGGCTGCGGCTGGATCCGGCGGGCGTAAGAAGAAGACAATGAAGAAGCGTATATTGGATGATACCATGGCGCTACGCAACGCGGTAGAAAAGGATAAGAAAAACAGCGACAAAAGCGATGGCACGCTGCAAGGTTCTCAACACGTTGAATTGATAAACGCGTTTGACCATGTTCTAGGATTGCTTGGTAAAACCGTTAAGAAGTAAAGTAATCACCCCCGAGCCGAAAGGTTCGGGGGTTTTTTTGTGTCCGGATTTTGGCGCGGCGTGGCTCGGCTCGGCCCGGCGGCGAGTTTCACCACC